GCAAACATTAGAGCTTCATTCGATTACTCCTACCCAGTAAATAAGCCTTGGACGGACTTTGTAGATTCCAACACATATTACGATAATGCTAAAAAGCATATTACATTCTATGAGACAGATACCGTACAGGCTAAGACCCTTGTTATAAATGACTACTTTCTCGTTCCATCTCAAATAAGCTTAATTACTTCTAAGGTGGAGTGGAGAAATGATCTAGGTATTTCAGTAGAATCTAGCGCAGACGGAGTCACATACCTTCCTTGCACAAATGGCCAACCTCTACCTCAATATAACAAAGACTCATTTAATTCTAATGGTAGGGTCTATATTCGAATTACCATGTCTACTACAGACGCCAGCAAATTCCTTCCAAAGCTATCATTTTTCTGCATAACCTTCTACTCAGATAGAACAATATATGCTGATAATTTTGGAGACACAATAACCTCAACAACAGATTATTATTTGGGATCATTAAATTATCCTATTCTATCTCGAAACTATATGAATGGAATTAGGGCTAAAAGCGGTTCTGGATTTGACCTTACCACTGCTTCCTCTATTAAGTCTTTAGAGATGTTCTTCACACCCTCTACGTTGGCCGCTAATACCCTTTTCTACGCCTCACAGGGTGCAACTACAAGACTGGCCTGGAATGGCTCTGGAGCCCTTTCTAAGGCCAATATAAGCAAAGTGTACGTAAACGGCATAGATATTTCAAGTGCTACTAATATAACTAGTTATTTCTTAGATGAAGAGCCAAGCCATGTGGTATTAATATTTGCTACTCCCGTTACAGGAACATTTAAATTTAATTATGAGACCTCTGGGGGCCTAAATAACCTTTATAAGAACATAGCCTTATATGAAGACGAGCTTACAGCAGGTAAAGTAGAAACCCATTTTGAGCTATATACGGGAAAGCCTGTTGAAACAATCACAGAATCTGCCATTACCCTGACAGAATTGCCAGCCGTATATTATAATAACGACTGGATTGTGCTTCAATCTGTATAATTTTGTCAATTAATATGACAAAAAGCTGGACTTAGGTTTTGAAAAGTGGTAAAATAAAAACATATGGATACTGGAAAGATAAATTATACATCTGTTGAAGAAGAGACCCGCCTAGGAATATATGTCTGGGAAATGCCAGATGGTCGCTGGATTGGCGACGATGATGGAAATTTTCTTTCTGTAACCGCAATGAAAAGTAATAAGGCCAAGATAGATGCTTTAGCAAACACAGTCAGGTCCTTTGGTATTTATGAGGGAGCACCCAAATTTTTATCAGGACGGAGAAAAATTAATGACGAAGAGCTTGAGGAGCAGAAGTCTAGATTAAAGTGGGGCTTAGTTCCAGATCCTTTGGATATTGGAAACTATAAAGATGAAATGAAAAAAGTAGGTAAAAAATAATGGATCACATACAAGACGATAGAGCCGAAGACATTCAAATATCTGCTGCTGCAGATTGGGTAAAATTTAATAGCCCAGTTGTTCAGAAAACAGATGACCCATTTAAGATAGAAGGCGAAGATCTTGCAAAGATGTCTGGATTAAGTCCAGCATTTCGTCGCAAGATGAATAGAGATTTACAAAAAAGATTTGTAGGAATTGACGGAACAAGCACACAACAGAATCTTCTTGCACAAGCAATTACTGGCTATGCAATGTTTGACCTTATTGAGCCACCATATAATTTAGAATATTTATCACAAGTATACGAAATTTCTCCATACAACTACGCAGCAATTAATGCAAAGGTTGCTAATATTGTAGGGCTAGGTTTTGATTTTATTGAGACTCGTAAAACAGTTGAAGCAATGGACGGAATTGAAAGCGATGCACAACTAGAAAGAGCACGTCGGAAGCTAAATAGATTACGACAAGACTTACACACATGGCTAGAAGATTGCAACGAAGAAGAAACATTTAAAGAAACACTGATGAAGTTCTACACAGATGTAGAATCAACTGGTAATGGCTACCTTGAAGTAGGCAGAACAACAAATGGAAAAATTGGATATATCGGACATATCCCAGCAAAGACTATTCGTGTTCGTAGATTACGTGATGGCTTTATTCAATTGCTTTACGGCAAGGCAGTATTCTTCCGCAACTTTGGAGATCAAGAAACGCCTAATCCAATTGCAGGTGGCCTAGAGCGTCCAAATGAAATTATTCATGTAAAGAAATATACACCTCAAAATAACTATTATGGAATTCCAGATATCGTGGCGGCATCTAATGCTATGGCTGGAAACGAGTTTGCTGGAAAGTATAACTTGGATTACTTTGAAAATAAGGCTGTTCCTAGATATATCATTACAGTTAAAGGCGCTAAGCTTTCAAACGAATCAGAGAGAAAACTTCTAGAATTTTTCCAGGTTGGATTAAGAGGAAAAAATCATAGATCTCTATATATTCCACTTCCTGCAGATTCACCAGACTCAAAGGTTGAATTTAAGATGGAGCCTATTGAGGCTGGATCACAAGAGTCTTCATTTAATACATATCGTAAAATGAACCGTGATGAAATTTTGATGGCCCATAGAACTCCAATTAATAAAATTGGAACTCCAGAAGGAATCAATTTAGCTGCAGCTCGTGATGCAGACAAGACATTTAAAGAGCAGGTATGTCGTCCAGCACAGGATATTCTTGAAAAGAAAATCAATAGAATAATTGCTGAAATGACAGATGCCCTTGAAATCAAGTTTAATGAATTGGCCCTTACAGATGAAGATGCTCAGTCTAAGATTGATGAGAGATATTTGAGGATGCAGGTTATTACCCCTAATGAAATTAGAATTCGCAAGGGTATGGTTCCTTTGGATAGCGGTGATCAGGTTGTAGTATTGAAGCCACAACAGCAGGCAGAAGTTCGTGCCCAAGCCGAAAATAGTAGAAGAAGAGATCAGGAAAGAGAAAACAATTCTCCTGATGTTTCGGGGGAAGCTAGAAATCCTCAAGGCGAAGGTAGACAAGTCAACTAGCCCTGCTCAACCAGTATTTGCCTTATATACAATAACGTTATAAAATTAAGCATATGAATATTGAGAAATCTTTGTGGTCTTCCCATGGCGAGAATATCAGCCTTTCTGTTCCATTCACAAAAGTAAATCGTGAAAAGCGCACAGTCTCTGGTTTCGCTACACTAGACAATGTAGATCAAACAGGCGATGTTGTTACATCGGAAGCAAGCTTAAAAGCTTTTGAAAATTTCCGTGGCAACATTCGTGAAATGCATGGATCAAATGCAGTAGGCAAAATGCTTTCATTTAAGCCAGAAACATTTTATAATCCAACTACAAAAGAATTTTTTAACGGAGTATATGTAGATGCATATATTTCAAAAGGCGCTCAAGATACTTGGGAAAAGATTTTGGACGGAACTCTACAAGGATTTTCTATTGGCGGAAAGATTCTTGATTCAGAGAATGAAGTTAATAAGTCTACAGGTAAGCCAGTAAGATTTATTAAAGATTATTCACTAATTGAATTATCAGTAGTAGATTCTCCAGCGAATGAACTTTGCAATATTCTTTCTATTCAGAAAATGAATGGAGAACTTATTTTTAAAGGAATTGCCGCAGAGACAGTAACAGAAAATATTTTTTATTGTGCCGATTCAGATTCAGTTTTTATCTCAAAAGATGGATCATATGATTCCCCAGTTACAGGAAAGCCTGCAACATTAATTGGATGGGTAGAGTCAAATGATGTTAACAAAGCAAAAGAAATAGATAGCATTCTTGATTCGTTTAAGAAATCAAGATTTACGTTGCCTGATACACAAACAATTGCAAAACAGGCAAACGCAGAAGGAGGTAATGAAGTGTCAGAAAACACAGAGACAACACCAGTAGCGGAAGCTCCTGCGGTTGTAGATGAAACAACTATCGCTGCTCCTGCAGAGGAAGTAGCACCCGTTGAGGCAGATGTTGCTGATGAAGCACCAGCTGTTGACGCTTCTGCTGAAGTTCTGGAAAAAGCAGCCGACGTATCAGAAGTTGAGGTTGATGAACCTGATTTTGCAAAGATGCTCGGTGATCTAAAGGGATTCTTCTCAGATACACTTACAAAGGCATCTGAGGCAAACGCAGCTCAAGTTACAACAATTAAAGAAACTGTTGAAACATTCAGCAAGAGCGTAGATACTCGAATTTCAGAATTAGCAGAACAACATGCAGCCCTTTCAAAGGCTGTTGAAAACATCAAGAACACGATTGATGGAGTAGAAAAGCGTGTCGACGCAGTAGAATCAGAGACTGCAATTAAGAAGTCCTCAGACCTTGGCGGGTCTCAGGAAGTAACAATCAAAAAATCAAAATGGAACGGTT